GGAGATAGAAGAGGAAATAAATCTGATATTCGCCCAGAGCATAATAACGCTAAATACCTAGATAGCGTTGTTGAAACAGCTGTTGAATGGTGGAGTCCTTATGCCCATCTTATAATAGTTATAGGATATGGTAATCACGAGACAGGAGTTATCAAGTGGCAAGAGACAGACCTATTACAGCGTTTTGTTGACCTATTAAATTATAAAAACAAAACCAATGTGTATGCAGGTGGATATGGTGGATGGGTTATAGTATCTTCAAATACAAATGGTTCATCTACTTATTCAACAAGAATAAAATATTACCATGGATCAGGTGGCGGTGGTATCGTTACTAAGGGAGCATTAAACCTTACTAGAGCCTTAGAGATGTATGAGGGGTTCGATGTATTTACCATGGGGCATATACATGAAAATAGCTGTCGTAATGATGTAAGAGATGCTATAGATTATAGTCATAGAGGTGGATATAAGAACTCTTTAAAGGATATTCACCTTATGCTTACTGGTACGTACAAAGAAGAATATGAAGATGGTAGCAAGGGTTGGCATGTGGAAAGAGGCGCGCCACCTAAGCCTACTGGAGGTAGAATACTTACTATAGATTATAAAAAAGACTATTCAGATGGAGTAGAAAAAATGAATAGACAAATTGATAGCCATAAATTTCCGCTATGAGGATAAATGATCAGATAGAAGAGATGTGTTCCGTTGTTGAGATGTATCTCTTCGTGAAGAAACAAGTTACCGTTAGAATTGTNTTTGATAATAAGGAGAAAGAAGAACGTCATATACAACTGTTACACCAGGCGTATGACGTAGCTGTAAATTTCTTTACCTTTGGTAGATAAATTAGTTTAAAATATTTTTATATCTTTGACAAAAAAAATATGAAGACAGATAAATATTGGGCTTCTAATCCAGATAAGAATGGAAGCTACGTAGATAAAGGAAGAGTAGAGGGGAGACCTGTTGCTGCTGCTACTTTAAAAGATGAAGCACCTACATCAAAGGTGACTTTCAAATTGATGTACAAGAATACTAAAGATAAAAAATACTGCGACTAATGAAAAAAGGAACTGCGCTTAAAAAAGCTATGCTATCAGAATACATGGGATCTGAAGCTGAAGAAAAATATTCTTCTAAAAAAGATAAGATGAAACACGAAAAAGGTGAATCTAAGAAAGAAGAAAAGAAAGAAAAGTTTATATCTAAATTTAAAAAGAAAAAATCATGAGACAAGTTAAATTAACAAAATTTACTAGAAATGCTTCAGAGGCAGAAGCTAAAGCTGTAGAAAGAAGAAACGAACAGCCTAAAATAGTAAGTAAATTAGAAAGAAAAGAAAAAGTTATTTTTAAAGATACTCCATCAAAAATGGCTACTAGACCAGCTTCTGCTGTGCCTACAAAAGATCTTCCATCTAAATTAAATGCTGCTGTTAAAAAGGCTAAACAATTTGGAAGAACTATATCTAGTGTTTCAAAAGAATTTGACGGTAAAGAAGTTCAAGGAAAGCGTATTGAATCTAGAGGAGGTAAAAAAGTAAAAGAAGTTTACAGCATGCCTGGAGGAGGAGAAAGAGTAGAGAAAGAACGATACAATCAATCTGGAGATATTGTGTCTAGAAAAATAAAAGACACAAAAATAAACCCTAGAAATTAGCATAATGTACAACCCTGGTATAGATCCTAAGCTTATTCAGAAAGCGTATGCTAAATACGAGAAGATGAAGAAGAATAAGAAGAAGTCTGATAAAGGATACTACCCATCAGATAAAATAGCAGATAAGCAATTTGATGCTACAACCAGGGATAAAGGATACTGATAATCTTTCAATCAAACATAAACGAGCCACCAAACGAGGTGGCTTTTTTATTTGTCACTAATATTTGCTAAATTTGTGACATGAGTAAAAGAAATAAAGAGGTACTCGAAATTCTTACTTCCGAATGGAAGCCTTCACATAGAGAATTTGAGTATCCACAATCATTTGTTAATTGGATAGATTCCATAAATAGCGGATGGCAGAATAAAATATATCACGAGCCATTTGACATCTACTGNAAACAAGCAGAACTTTGGCTTCAAGATGACTCAGATATACTTGACTTNGATACGGAAGANGATCAAGTAAATTGGCTATTGACTGAGATACAACGCTGTAAAGACAATACACTATACTTCTGTAATAAGTACGGATNCATCAAAGAAGACAGGTCTGAGAACGGTATGTTAGCATATCAAGCNTGGGATGCTCAGAAAGTACTTCTCTTCCTATTCGACTGTGGCTATTCACTTATGATTGGTAAGGCACGACAGATTGGTTTTACCACTACCATGTGTCTAGCAGGAATGAAACGAGTAAACTTCAATAAATCCTACTTCATCAAGTTTGTTACTCACTCTAAAGATAAGGGTGTAGAGATATTTAGGGATAAGGTAAAATGGACTTATACTAAGCTACCTGATGTAATAGCTCAAGAGGTTAAGAACTGGACTGACCAAGTAATGTCATTCGATAAGAAAGGAGATAAGAAAGGTAGAGAGGATGGTGGTGCATCACGCTTCCAGGTAGATACTCCTGCTGTAGATGCTATCAATGGTGGATCTCCATCAGCTGTATTCATTGATGAGATTGGTTTATTTGAGATATTCGGTGAAATGATGCGTGAAGGTAGGCCAGCCCTATTTAAGTACAACCCAGAGACAGGAAAGATGACTATGCAACAACAATTCCTTGCATGGGGTACAGGAGGAGAGATGGATAAGGGTGGTTCTGTATTTGAGTCTGAATTTAAAATGTGTCTTAAACAATGGAAAGAAAAGAATTATGAATACGGTATTATACCTCTATTCTTTAATGCTTACGCAAGGCGAGGTGTTAATGATGCTCATATTAACAATGAGAGAAAGGCTTATTTAGCATTAGAAGGAACGAAAAAAGGTGAAATAGCTAAGGTTCAGTTCCATCAGCATTATCCTATCACTATTGATGACATGTTCTTGCGTAAATCACGTACTTTAGTGCCTATTCACACCTGTAACCAACGATTAAATGAGATATACGGCCACGATAAGCCTTTAGACTACGGTTTTTTTGAACCTATACTAGATTTTAGTCGCCCTACACCAGATTTATTGACTGAATACAAGATAATAGGTGCTAAATGGGTGTCAACAGGATCAAGAGAAGATGTATCTACCTCAGCTGTAGTCATTCATCACCCTCCACAAGGGGAGAAATGGAAGAATAGGTGGTATCAAGGTACTGACCCCATCAACTCAGAGACAGGACACTCCATGATGTGTAGTGCTATATGGGATTCTCTTACTAATTCTGTTTCATCTGTAGTATTCCATAGGGATAGAAAGTTTAAGCAGACGTATCTACAGGTGTTATTACAGAGTTTATACTACGATCAGATAGGAAGAGGTGGTGTCAAGGAACTTGTAGAGAATAACATCGGAGATATGCACGTAGATTTCCAGGAAATACATGGATTCAAGAGTAAGTTCACCGCTAACGCACAGCTACCAGAGTATTTTCAGATGCATGGAGGTAAATGGTTTGGCATATCCAATAAGGCTAACACAGCTCCACGTATTATAGCTAAGCTAGAAGAGCTTTTAGAGGCGTATATGCATAATATTGATATTCCATGGTTCTGGGAGCAGCTAAAGACGTTTGTAGAGAAAGATTTAAAGAGTCAGAATAGTCATAGACAGACAAGGTATCAGGCAGCCGATCCACGATACGATTATGATGACAGCATCTTTGCCATAACATTTGCTTATATCAATAGTATAGCTCATGCTAGGTACGAGCCAGAGAATATTAAATCAGAAGGAGGATTGCCTAATGTTGAGATACGTTTTGTCCAATCGAAGGAGACGAACTATAGAATGAAGAAGGCTAGGGTAGATAAGACTACAGGAAAGATATTAAAGATATTAGATTGATAGCTTGTATTGATTTATTAGGACTTTGTTTTTATCGAATCCTATCTCTTTATGAGACCAAATAATTCCATCTTCAGAATCTATCTCTTTATTATATACGCTTAAATTATCTAAAAATAACATCATTTCTTTTTTATTTAATACTTTGTGAGATAAACATTGGTATCTATGTAGATCGTTATAGATACCTTTTTTAGCGTTATACCAATATAGATGGTACTCTGATTTCTTTCTGTTATATTCAAAAGCTGGATATATGTAAGACTTAGTAATAAAGTGACAAGTTTTATTATCTATTATCTGTTTGAGTTTATTACTCGAATAAGCTGAAGTTGTACTCATCTATTCTACTGTTTAGCATTAGAGTAGATTCGGCATCAAAATACTTAGTTTCAATTATCTCATACGAATCATTCTCTTCGTTAATCCAGCAAAGATATGATTTTCCAATTTTTAAACCAGTGTTTTTCTCAATTATTTTTTTGTATATGCTTAATTGTAATGAGTAAGTGTTAAATTCACACTCTTCAAGATGATTCAATCCATTAATCATTTTATACTTGCTTGTAGTCTTAATCTCCTTATTTGTTTTGTAATCCCATATTTGAAGTTCATTCTCAAGCGTGTTGTAGAATAGTTTGTCTATCATTCCACATACACCCCAGGTATTGTCTCCTACGACAAGCTCTGCTCTCACCAAAGCTAATATGTTCTTGTATTGTGAGTGAAAGTCTTGTAACATTTTATATAGCTTATTTGTTACGATAGGATCTGGTTTATACCCTTTGCTTTGAAACATTAGTTCAGCGCATTTATGAAGCTCTGTTCCTCTCACTTGAGATGTTATTCTCTTCTCATCCCACTCAGCTATTACATCATCTTTAGTTCTACCATCACGTTTAGCTACTAAGCTAGACATTAACTCTGTTTCAAACTTCTTCTTAAATCGCCCTATAAGTTCTGTTGTAGATATACATCTCTTGAAGTCAAGATAGTAAGAGTGATCTTCTTCATTAAAGACCACGTTGTTGAACTTGTTAAGTTCAGTTATTATTTCGTACATATAAAATTTTTTGCTCCAAGATAGGAATCGAACCTATGTACTCCGACTTAAAAGGTCGGGCTTTACCACTAAGCTACTTGGCCATCAGGACACGCTTAACCTGCTGAGCTGCTAGCATTACACTCTTCAATGTTTCCATCA